AGAGCCTTCAGTTGCAACAGAACGGCTAACACCACGCAAAGGGTTAGTTTGACGCAAAGAAACGAATACTGGATCATAAGCTGTACGACCACCAACATTGTAACCAGAACCATAACCGGCTGGATTACCAAGTTGTGAACCATCTTCCTTCATGTATGCATCATACTGATCTACTGATTCAAACAGTTTGATTTCTTTTTCAACTTTGTTGCCAGACTTGTAAAAATCACGAATCTGCTCTTTTACAGAACGATTGAGTTCATGTGTCAAAGATTTGTAAGTTGGAATGATTGCTGGAGCTTGAACTTCAGAAATGCGAGCTTCTAAATTTGCAACTTTCTCAGCAAACTCAGCTTTAGCGGCTTCAACAGTAGTAGCAACTTCAGCTTTTACTTCTTCAATCTTAGCTACAGAAGCGGCTTCGATTGTGTCTAATTTTTCAATAACTTCTTTCATGATAATTCCTTTATTTAATGCGATTAGATAATGCTTTCAACAATTCTCTTTCCTGTAATGCTTTTAGAATTGCATCGGCTTCATTTACCACCGCTTCAAGCTCACCTTGTTGTGGGGCTACCTCAGTAATTACTTCTGGTTCAACATCACGCTGTTCCAGAACTTTTTTGAGGATTGAAGATGCGGTGGTCGCATCTTTTCGAGAAAGCCCAGCATCACGCAAGGATTTTTCGATGGTTCTTGGGTTTGCATTTCCATCTTTATCAAAATATTCCAATCGCATTACTTCTGCTGATGGATTATTAGGATACATAACTACAGAAATTTCACGCAAACCACCTTTAGTAATTTGGAAATAGCCTTCATCGCCATCATCATCCATAGGATTGCCAGCTTCATCAACCATGTGTGCTTCATCTGCATAAGCACCAACAGAAACACCACCAAATAGATTAGGAGATTCTTTTAATACTGAATAAATGTCTGAGCCACCTACAGTATTCATAAATAAGCGACCTTTTGCAGTCATTCCTTCTTTGTCAAAGGAAACTTCATCCCATTGACCAACAGGCATTCCCATATCATTGTGATTTAGGAACATTGGCATAGGTTTGCCAGCTTGATTGAATTCATCAGCCCATTGTGCAAAACCTTCAGGTTGATAATTAAACTTTCTACCATCAGCACCTTCTCTAGCACCCCAAGTAGTAGCTCTTGCTTCTATTTTGCCACTAGGATTTTGTGCTTCGTCTGCGCTTTGTCCCAACTGGACTTTTGCTTCGCAAACTAGAATTAGATTTTTCATTTATAGCCCCATTAGAAATAGCTTGGTTATTATCTTGTATTTTAGGGGATTTTGCATCTATTATCGGAAGTTTAACATTACTTGTTTTTATTTGCAAAGATAGTAAAGAATAAAGTTTGTCTATAATTTTCATGATTTCCCTATATTCATTTTTTTAGTTTGGTTTCCACCGCCACCACCAGTATCTTGTGGAGAAGAACCAGCAATATTATCTTGTGGATTTGATTTACTGCTTAATTCATCTGCCCCATCAACTTTGGGCATATTCATATATTCTCTTGCTTCATTAGGTGTCATTATGCCATTAGTTACACCAGAAGTAACAAAATTCATTTGGTCTAATGGCGCACCTTTTAAGAAATCCTTAGTATCAAAGCGAATACACAGATTTGGGTATCCTTTTAATAAATGTTGATTTAATTTTTGCTCAATATTAATCACCATTGGGTACATACAGCCCTTATGGAATTCATCTAATAATGTTTGAGTATTATTAAATTTGCCTTCTGAAATACCTAGCATTTGTGGTGGTACACCAAACAAAGCACAGATACGCTTCATGGTTTGTATCTTTAAATTAGCCGCATCTGCATCTTGTAAGGTAAGCATCTTGACTGTTTCAAAAGTCATGCCCTGATCTAACAACATTCCTTGACCCGGTTTAGATAAATCGGTTTCTCTAGAACCAACCATGCTTGCCCATGCTTCTTTTAGTCTGCCAGCAATTTCCTTGTATTTAGCATCAGGAATAACTTGCTCAGTTCTAAACAAACCAGATGGTTTTGCACCATTTAGCATGACATAGTTAGCATAAATATCAATATCTTGATCTAATGCTACCAATTCAGCCGCCAAAATGCCTTTATTGAAACCAGCTACACCTTGCCATGCCGCTTCGCTAATATGCATAACTTGATGGGCTGATAATGGTTCATCTTTATTAAAACCATAGGTAGGTGTCGATAATCTATAGCTTGGATACCTAGCTGGGGTAAGCTGAGTAGTCATCAAGGTAGCATCTAAGTTATACATCTCTATTGGAGTAGATACTGCATCCTGTTGATCTTTTCTCCACCAAAGAGTAAAGCATTCACCAGCTAAATCTTGCCACATTGACCATTGATACCAGAACTCATACTGGCTTTGGAAGTTATTAGGAGATTGCAATAAAGACAATACTTGTTTGGCTTTGGTCTTATCCCTAGTGCCTACTTTGTCTGATTTAAGTGCATTAACAAACACACCTTTGTCATCTTTAGACATTATTTCAATTGGTAACTGGGCTAATGCTCTTGCTTTTACACCTACACAGGACATAACTGTACTGTTTCGGCTTAAAACAGACATATCCAATGGTCTGCCAGCCGCAGTAGTGCTAGCTGTGGTTACATACAGTAGTTGCTGGGAAACTGTCTGTCTGCCAGCTTGTCCTTGATAAATAACATTATTACCAAGTTGTGTTTGCCCGAATAGGGTATTTGATTCTTTTTGTAGTGGTTGTTTTCTACTGAAAATATCTAAAATACCCATGATAATCCTTTATTTCTTTCGGTTTTTCTATATTTTATATCAGAAACTTCTAAATCCAAAGCTACTAGATACAAAAGGATTATCTAAACTGCAATGTGCGGCAATAATCATCGCAATAATTCCATCAACCTTTGCAGACTTATCGGCTTCATTTTTGCGAACTTTGATATTTCCATTTACATCTTCATACACTTCTGAATTGCTTAATTGCCATCCTAAGAATGGATTGCCATCATGTTTAATCTGCTGATTAAGAATTAACTTTTCCACATATTTAGAAGGATTAGATAATACTGCCATGCCCTGTCCCACTTTTTTAACTGGTATTCCAGCATCATATAATCGAGCCACAAGGGATGCGGCATTGTAGGCATCATATCCAACTTCTTTAACATTATATTTTTCGCATTCTTGTTTAATGTAATCGGATATTTCCCTGTCATCCATGACATTACCTTCAGTTAGTTTTAGGATGCCAGAATCAATAGCAACCCTAAATATATCCTGATAATGCTTTGGAATTAGCTCATATCCAGCTTCAGGCAAAAAGAATTTCCAATGGGCATGATAATCCAGTTCCCCATATCTCTTTAGGGTACATACTGCATTTAAGTCCCTTGTTGCCGCTAAGTCAAAGCCAATAAATACTGCTTCTGGCTCTTGCTCTGGAATCGGCTGGATACATTCTGGTTTATCCCAGTTTGCCCTGTCTATCCATGCACTATTGGCACTAACAAATATGTTAAGTGTTTTACACAGAAATTCATTGAGTGCGGCTGGCTTTAATTGAGCTTCTTCTGCCCTTTGCTGGATGGCTTCTTCAAAAACACTAATGCCATGCATAGGATTAGCTTTTGCCCAAGTCTTAGGGTTTCGCCAATCATCCTGTGGATCAAGAGCATAAAGCAATCCAAACCACTTTGGGTTATCGGTGGCTTCCCCATTTAGCATTGATTCTAGCATGGACATATCTTCATAAAACTTGGTGTCCTTGCTAAAGCTGGCAGTTGTGATATAAATTCGCAAAGGGTTCTGTCTGGCAACCATACCAGAATGCAAAACCTCAATAGAGTTGCGATCTATGATGGCAGATGCTTCATCGACTATGACACAAGATGGTGCTTTACCATCCCCTGTCTTTTTGGTGTCCCTAGACAATGCTTTGAACATTGTTTGAGAATCGCCAAACTTACCAATCTGATATTTGCTAACTGAAAACAAACTGGCTATGTCTTTTGGTCCGGTTTCAATAAATCCTTTAGCCGCATCAAAAACAATGGAAGCCTGTTCCCTGTTAGTTGCCAAAGTAAAGACTTCTGCACCAGCTTCGCCACAAGCTAGTTCATAAAGTGCAATAATGGCAGTAAGAGTAGATTTGCCAGCTTTTCTAGGAATGTACAAAATGACATCTGTTACCATTCTTTTGTTATGGTCTTTCTTTGCCCTAAAGCCATAGATGGCACAGATAAAGAAAATTTGGAAAGGTTCAAGAATTACATTCTGCCCGGCTTGATGTCCTTTGGTATGTTTCAGTAAGGATGCAAAACCTAGAACATGGTTTGGGTAATCTGGATCAAACTCCCATTCCCATTCTTTGTTTTCAAGAAAATTCAAGAAACGCTGGCAAGCAAGCCTGACATTCCTACAAACTTCTATTTCCCCTTTGGCTACCTGATTGGCATATTGGATGCCATCTTGGTAATTCATCTTATCCTTTTACTCCCCTTAAAAACTTGGATACCGCAGAGTTATCATTGG